CTCAGACACAGTACTTAGCTTCAAGTGAACGTGAGGTCTTGTATGGTGGGGCAGCAGGTGGTGGTAAGAGTTACGCAACTCTAGCGGATCCTTTACGTAGTTTGAATGACCCTGACTTTAGTGGGTTACTTGTACGTCACACAACAGAAGAGTTACGTGAACTTATACAGAAAAGCCAAGAGTTATACCCTAAAGCTATTCCGGGTATCAAGTGGTCAGAGAGAAAGTCTCAATGGACTACACCTCAAGGTGGTAGGCTATGGATGTCTTACTTGGATAAAGACACAGACGTTATGCGTTACCAAGGACAGGCGTTTAATTATGTAGCCTTCGATGAGTTGACTCAATGGAACAGTCCCTATGCGTGGAATTATATGCGCTCACGTTTACGTAGTGCATCACCTGAATTAGGTTTGTACATGAGGGCTACAACAAACCCCGGAGGGCCGGGACATGCTTGGGTCAAGAAGATGTTTATTGATCCTTCTACACCTAACGACCCGTTCTGGGCTACGGATATAGAAACAGGAGAAATGCTTTCTTATCCTAAAGGCCACAGTAGAGAAGGCGAACCGTTATTCAAACGCAAGTTTATACCTGCTAGTTTGTTTGACAATCCTTACTTAGCTGATGGTGGCGACTACGAAGCAATGCTTCTGTCTTTACCAGAGCACCAACGCAAGCAGTTACTAGAGGGTGACTGGGACATTAACGAAGGTGCGGCTTTCCCTGAGTTCAATCGTAAGATACATGTAGTTGAACCTTACAATATACCTAATGGATGGGCTAAGTTTAGAGCCTGTGATTATGGCTACGGAAGTTATACAGGAGTTATATGGTTTGCTGTAGCTCCAGACGAACAGTTAATTGTATATAGAGAGATGTATTGCTCTAAAGTTACAGCTACAGATTTGGCTGATATGATTTTAGATGCCGAGTCAGAAGATGGTACTATAAGATATGGTGTACTAGATTCCTCTTTATGGCACAAGCGAGGTGATACAGGGCCTAGCCTTGCTGAACAGATGATAATGAAAGGTTGCAGATGGCGACCCTCAGATAGATCAAAAGGTTCACGTATCGCCGGTAAGAACGAAGTACACAGGAGACTACAAGTAGACGAGTTTACAGAACAGCCTAGATTAGTTATATTTAATAATTGTACTAACCTAGTGGCTCAACTACCTAGTATACCTTTAGATAAACGAAACCCAGAAGACGTTGATACACATGCCGAAGATCACCTATATGATGCTTTACGTTACGGTATAATGACACGCCCACGCAGTTCTATTTTTGACTATGACCCTGCAACATCAAGATCAGGCTTTCAAGCGTCTGACCCAACATTTGGATATTGAGTATGAACCCTATAGACTTTGACGAAGACTACGAAGAAAACATTGAATCTGCAGAATCATCTTATATTGAAGATGTAAAGGATGGTGAGTACGATTCAGATCCTTCTGTAGGTAACATTATAGGTTTTATTAACGAACGCTTTTCTAGAGCAGAAGATGCAAGACGTGTAGATGAAGACAGATGGATGAAAGCCTATCGTAACTATAGAGGCTTATATAATCCTGACGTACAGTTTACTGAAGCTGAACGCTCTCGTGTATTCGTTAAGGTAACTAAAACTAAAACATTAGCCGCTTATGGACAGATAGTAGATGTACTATTTGGTAACAACAAATTTCCTATTAATGTAGACCCTACTACTTTACCTGAAGGTGTAGCTGAGTCTGTACATTTTAACCTAGATCCTGCGGCTACAGATGCTTCAGAAGAACTAAACCAAACCTTTGCTCCCTTCTCTACAGAAGAGTCTAAGTTGCAACCGGGTGAGACAATGCAACAATTGTCTGAACGACTAGGTGGCATGGCTAACAAACTAGCTCCAGTAATGGATAAGTTAATTGAAGGGCCGGGAACTACACCATCTACTGTAACTGTACGTCCTGCACAAATTGCCGCTAAGAAGATGCAAAAGAAGATACACGATCAGTTAGAAGAAAGCGGAGCTAATAAACAGCTTCGCTTAGCTGCATTTGAGTGTGCCTTGTTTGGTACAGGTATAATGAAAGGCCCATTTGCTACTAACAAGGAATATCCTCGTTGGGATGACGAAGGTAATTACGATCCTGTTATCAAGACTGTTCCATCTACTAGCAATGTATCTATATGGGATTTCTATCCTGACCCTGATGCGGCTAACATGGATGAAGCTGAGTATATTATTGAACGACACAAGATGTCTAGATCACAACTACGTGCTCTTAAAGGTCGTCCTTTCTTCCGTGACAACTCTATAGACACAGCTATTAAGTTAGGTGAGTCCTACGAGAAGAAGTGGTGGGAACAGATAATGGAAGATGATGAGCAGGGCTCTAAGGCAGAACGATACGAAGTAAAGGAGTTCTGGGGTTTTGTTGATCGTGAAGTATTAGAAGATCATGACCTTAAGATTCCTAGTGAGTTAAAAGATTCAGAACAAGTAAACGTAAACCTATGGTCATGTAATGGTCAGATCATTCGTATGGTTATGAATCCTTTCAAGCCAGCCCTAATACCTTACTATGCTGTACCTTATGAGATCAATCCTTACAGCTTCTTTGGTGTAGGTATTGCAGAGAACATGGATGACACTCAGACATTAATGAATGGCTTCATGCGTATGGCTGTTGATAATGCTGTGTTGTCTGGTAACTTATTAATTGAAGTTGATGAGACTAACTTAGTTCCGGGACAAGATCTATCTGTGTATCCCGGCAAAGTGTTTCGGAGACAGGGGGGTGCACCCGGACAGGCAATCTTCGGCACAAAGTTCCCTAACGTAGCTGGAGAGAACATGCAGTTGTTCGATAAGGCACGAGTACTGTCAGACGAATCTACAGGCTTCCCTTCTTTTGCTCACGGTCAAACAGGTGTGTCAGGCGTAGGTCGTACCGCTTCAGGTATCTCTATGCTTATGTCTGCGGCTAACGGTTCAATCCGTACAGTTATTAAGAACGTAGATGACTATTTATTAAACCCACTAGGTAAAGCTTTCTTTAGCTTCAACATGCAGTTCGACTATGATCCTAGCATTAAGGGCGACTTAGACGTAAAGGCTCAGGGTACTGCTTCTCTTATGGCTAATGAAGTAAGATCACAAAGACTAATGCAGTTCTTACAAGTTGCACAGAACCCTACACTTGCTCCGTTTGCTAAGATGGACTATATTATTCGTGAGATCGCTGTAAGCATGGACTTAGATCCTGACAAGGTAACTAACTCTATGGAAGATGCGGCAATACAGGCAGAGATCCTCAAGGGCTTCCAAGCCCCTCCTGAGCCTACTCAGCCGGGTGTACCACCCACAGCACCTCAAGGTGGCCCAGCCCCACAGGGACAAGCCCCTACAGGCCCTCAGGACATGACTGGCGGTGGAGGTGGTAACATCGGTGTAGGTGCGGCGGCTACGCCCGGAGAGCCGGGATTTAGTGGGAAC